CTTATCTAAAGTAGAACACTACGACAAAGCACACATCAAACACAAGGCTAAATTATTTAGAGAACAAAAAGCTGCCGTTGCAGTTCCTTATTTAGTTTACATAGGACAAAAATTCTCTAAACAAATTGAAAATGCTACTACCGAAGTCGTGGAATGATATAGACGTTCTACAATTTAAAGAACTTCGTACACTAAAAGATATACCGGAACTATTTTCTCGTGAAATAGAAGCCTTAGCTACGCTCACGGGTCTACCATCTGAAGACTTAGAAGACTACGACGTTGACGAGATTCAAGAGTTTATGAACAAAGTCAAGTGGATAAACTCAGAACCACCTAAGAAGTATAAATTAGAAGTAGCTAAGATGCATTTTAAGGGGTTTAATAAGCTAACTTTAGGGGAGTTTATAGATATAGAGTATTTCTTTAGTAAAGACTACATAGAAAACATTTCAGAGATAGCTGCTATATGTTACAAAAAGACGAAAAAAAACGAATGGAAAGAAACCATTTACGAACCTTATACTTATTCGCCTTTTGATAGGGCGTATCTATTTGACGAAATACCAATACCACACATTTACGGAATCATTCCAGAGTATTTGTCTTTTAGAGATAACTTTATGAAGACTTACGCTAACCTTTTCGAACCCGAATTCGAAGAAGAAGAAACCGAAGAAGACACTAAAGACCTAACACCCGAAGAAAAGAAAGAAATTCAAGAAGAACAAAAGATTAAAAAATGGTCGTGGGAAAGATTACTGTACTCTATATGCAACGAAGACCTGACTAAGATAAGTCAAGCCTCCGATTTGTCGTTAATCTTTGTGTTTAATATGTTGTCTATGAAAAAGGAACTTAACCTTTAAAAGATAACGCTCCTAAGAACTCCCCACCGATAGGATTAAACGAGTAGATTATACTTCGCTTTTCTCCTAAGATAGTAGCTACTTGTAGCAAAGGATAACGTTGCGTCATCCACTCGGTGTATTGGTCGAATATCTCAGCACTTACACCGCTTTGATTCATTAGGTCAGTTAACTTAGCGCAGAAATCATAGGACGCTATAACTCCTCCATTCCATAAGTTCGCTCCGTTGTTTAAGAATCCAAAGTAATACATCGCGTTAATCTGAATATTCAACTCTCCTAAAGCGGGTATTTCTGCGTTTATACGAACTGACTCGTACAAAGCACCCGTATCTATTGCGTCATATTCACGAATCAAAGACTGAAGTAATTTTTGAATCTTTAATCGCGTCTTATACTTGACGTAAAATATTCCGTTATTTGCGTACCTTGCCATTATTCAAAAGGTGGTGGTGTTGGTTGAGGCTCATAAGGAATTAAGTCAAGGTCTTTAACCCACATAAAGTCAGGGTTAACACATTGCTCCATTTCTTCTACTGATATAACCCATTGGTCTGTAAGGTTCAAAATTGGGTTAAAAAATGAGTCTGGTGCATACCATTGACCTACTAATTCGTCTTTTTGTACTTCTGTCAATAGTCCGACATAGGTTAATTTTTGTTCTGTTGTTAAATCTGTTAGTTTCATATCATCAAGGGATTTGGCGATTTAATGCTGTTTGAAATGCTATAACTGCTGTGTTTAAATCAGTCATATTTTGACTTGTTAATCCGTCACCAATACTTGCAAAAGCTATTTGTTTATTATCATAAAAAGACGGAACACCACCTATTTTAAAAGTAGTATTTGAAGGCGTTTGAGAAGCTTGTGTGTGGGTTGTTACAGAACCTCTAATCATTAAACTCGTAGAAGTGCTTAAAGTTCTATTTGCTATAAAAAATCCTCTTGTATCTGTGTTTGCAGTATTTGGCTGGTCTGCTGAATGTATAGAATAATAAGTACCTCCTATGACGCTTAATGTTAATTTACACCCGCCATTTTGACCATAAGAATTACTCCCTATTGCTGGAGCAAAAACAGAAGTATTTGTTCTTGAATATACTGAACAATGTGCGTCATTTTGAGATAAATTGCTTAAATCATTTAAGAAAGTATCTGCATATCCGTTCGTACCATTTGGCAAAGCACCATTAACCGAATGCGTCCAACCACCTAAAAAAGAAAGTCTAAACGCTGCATTTGTATCTAAAGGATTCTTTAAATTGAATTTGTGAGTCGATGAAGTGCCACCAACAAAAGGATATAAAGCCTTCATTTTAGTCCATATTCCATACCCTTTTAAGTCAACTACTAATTGATTAATAGCACTTTGTTGAGTAGGGTCTGTTATTGAAGCTGCTGTTATGAATGCTTGTGCATCGGGGTCGATACCTCCTCCCCCGCCTGACCTTGCTAATATTCCGTGTGTTGCTAAGAACATACTATTTCCGTATCCATACATAATTAACCTAATACAAGTGCTACACTTCCCGAAGTCAAATCTACACCGCTAAACTTTTGGTCTGCTGTTGGTGTTATTATTGCTCCCGCTTTTACTGCTGTTGCGGGTGTTCCTATGTAATCCGCTTTTACGTCAGTTCCCGCTATCTTAATAGCATTAAATACCGTGTCCTCAAGAACTACTATAGCGTCTATTGACGCTGTGTATTCAGTTGTGTTGTTTAGTATGAATGTCCCTTGATTTGCTACAAGTTCGCCCATTAAATTAGTTGCCATTCGTCTTTATTTATGTTGTTAAATCTCCGCTTAAATACCACTCATTCGTCCCTCTTTTTATTAATGTACACATTGAATACTGAGCAGACGTTTTTGTTTTACCACCGCTTGAACGTAGTGTTACACCACCCGATGGAGTTATTGTTGTTTGTCCCGTGCCTAATTGACTCACTAAAATTTGAGTACCTAAAGGAAAAGGCACACTCGCATTTGTAGGTATAGTCAAAGTATTAGCACTTGTAACTTCCATTTCTATTAATTTATACGCGTCACCTAAAACCAAAGTGTAAGATGTCGCTTTCTTATCAAAAATAATTTCTTGTAATGCCACAACACCCGAAACATCAGGGAACGTATAAACTCTATCCGCTGTGTTTAACGATGTTTTTAATGTCGTGTAATAGTCGTTATCGTTCTTATACTTGATATCTCCGTTAACGTCAGCAAATAAAGCCGTAGATTGTCCCGAAGCGGTAGCGTCTGCGTTTTGGTGTTTAAGATGCAAGTGTCCCGCTCCGTTAGTTCCTTCAATGTAAACAGATTCAGCACTAAGTTTGTTAGCGCCTAAGTCAACATCTTGAGTTGCACCCGTATAAGGAACATACACACCACTACCTCCGTTTATTATTTCTTGTCCTGTAATAGAATAAGTATCATAACCACTACCGGTATTAACACTAACCTCGAATAAATCAGTAGAAGATAAGTCTGCACCTTTAGGGTCAAGTTGTGATATCTTTGCTCTTGCCATTAACTATATTATTTTAATTTCGTGTTTTGTTACTCACCTTGTAATGGCACTTGACAATCCGTCCAATTAGATACGTCAACATCTAAAGTCATTAACCAACCCGCTGCATAATCTAACAAGTCGTTGTTTAAAGGAGTAAATACCGGGTCAGTAACTATGTCGAAATCATAATCATTTGAGAATCTAAAATAGTTTACTAAGTCTACTAAGATTTGATTACAATCTGAAAGTATTACGTTAATGTTTGCCCGATCTTTTTGTATGATATCAAAGCAATAAATTTCTAAACTAAATATATTCGTGTTTTCGGTTGGTGTACTTCCGATAGGAACAATATAGATAATCGGATATTTTTCGTCTTTCGTAGCAAAATTAAACAACTGCTCTTTGAAGTCACTACCTACTTTTTTAACCTGTAGGTGTGCGTTGTAAAATGCTTCAATCTTATTTATTAAGGCTTGGTAACTTGTCATAACTCAGCGTTCTTTTTTATTTTATCAATTTTCGTTTGTGTAGTAGTCACATCGGTTTCACTTACTACCGCTTGTACTGTTATATTTTGGTTCGTTTCTACGCTTGTAGGCGCACCAACTTGATTAAGTTGATTACCTTGACCGAATAGATTTACTGCCGGTGTAGCTTGTGCCGTAGCTGTTGCACTACCACCACCTGACAAACCGCCACCTCCAGCATTAGGAGAAGACGTAGGGTTAGTAAGTAGTTGTTTAGCCTTAGCCATATTGGTTAGAATCTGAACTATTCCCGAAGCAAATTGTGCGATACCCGCAGCACCCGCAGAAACTCCGTTAAATGGGTTCGCTTGTGCAGCAGCAACAAGTGAACTTATCGCTTTCGCTGTGTCTATTCCTATTTGAACTAAAGCTGTAGCCTTTTGAAATTGCTCTAACTTCTTTTGGTCGTTTATGAATAGCTGTCCTAATTGGTTAAGTCCTTCGTTTGTAGTAGTCGCTAAACTTAGTATTGCTTCGCGTCTTTTCTCAGCTTCAGCGATTTCTAAAAGCCTTGATTGTTTAGCATAGTCAGCACGTACTTTAGCTTCTTGTTCTGCGTTTCCTTTTACTAAAGCGAGTCTTTCATCTAACTGAATTTGTAATGCTTCTTTATCTTTATCGTATTGCGTTTTAGTTAAACTCTGTATTAAAGTATATGCTTCTGCTTGTCTTCGTGTTTCTGCTATAAAATCTTCTTCTTTTTTCTTTTTGTTTTGTTCTAAAATATCATTTAACCCATTAGCTAACTCAGTAGCATTTTTTAATTGTTCGTCTTTTGCTTTCTTTTGAATTTTCTTATCTTCTTCAGCTTGAATATCCTCGTATAATTCAATTATTTTTTTTCTTTCGTCTGCCTTTAGTTTTTCGTTTTTCTTAGTATCGTAAATAAGTCTTTGATATTTTACTTGATTTTCGATTAGTTCTCTTTCAGTAGTATCTTTAATTAGGCTAATTTCTAAATCTCTAATTAATCGTGTAGCATCTAAACGTGCTTTTTGATATTCTTTATATTTTTCAGTACCCTCTTTTACTACTTTATTTAATTCTGCTTGTGCTAAATTCAAAGAAGCCTGTGCATTAGTTATATCTCTTTCGCTTTCAGTTATCTTTTTATTTATTCCTAATCGTGCAGCATAAGCGTCATTTAATCCTAAAACATTAGCTTGTTCTCTTTTTTGTTGTAGCAATTTTTTTGCTTCTTCAACTGCTAAACTCGCTTGTTCTTTTTTTAATGATTGAGTACTTTTTCCTTGAGATTCTAATAATGCAATTTGACTTTCCGCTAAGTTCTTTTCTGCTTCTGATGATTTTTTAACACTTTCAGTATATGCTCTTTGTGCTTCTACTTTTAATTCATACATTGCTATTGCTTCTTCCTGTCTCTTCTTTTCATTTTCTGCAGCTTCTTCTCCCGCGTGGTCAGTTAATCCTAACCAATCGGTCATATCTTTAAAACTTTGAATAGCTGCGTTTACAGGAATCATTAACAATTCAAAAGCTTTTTTTAGAATACCCATTTTATTTAAGAAGATAACTATACCCGCAACGATAGCACCTATAACAGCCACAAGTAAGAAAATAGGATTAGTCAATAACATAACTCCGAATCTTACAAACGTTTGCCCTAACGTGCTAACAGTGCTTATCAATCCTTTAAACGCTCCTGTTATATCCTTACCGCTTATTCCAGCCATAGCAGTTTGAAATACCTTAGCCTTTTGCGCAGCACCTTCGAAATCTAAAGACATTAAGTCTTGTTTAATCATTCCGAAAGCATTAGACGCAGCTTCAAACCTTGAACCGCTGTTAAAGATTGCTACTTGTTCGTTTGCGTCTTTTAATTGGTCGGCTAATTCACCCGCTCTTTGCGCGAGTTTAGTCATTTGTTCCGGATCGGTAGCATTTGCTATCTGACCTTTTAAATCACGCAATTCTTTTTTGATTGCGCCTATACCCGTGAGTTTTAAAGGAATTTCAACTTGATTCATAAACTATATTAAATTAAGGGTAGACACGTATTTCTAAAGTATTGTAATCTAATAAACCATCGGTTAACGTATTGGTGAAATCAAGTGTCCGTATTTCGATAGTGTCCGTAGAAGTCCAAAAGATTCTTAAATAAGTATCTACTTGACTATTTGAAACCATTAAGTAAACTTGTCCCTGAGTAGGGAAAGCACCCGTTAACGTAGCTTCATATCTACCTATGGCAGCACGAGTAAAAACTAAATCGCCTAAATCATTTTCAAGTATGCTTAACGTAGGGTCATTAGTTCCCGCTTGACTAATGTTAGCGATGTATTTTTTATAGGTAGGTAAAGCATTAGATACGCTTTGTCCGTTTATGGTTTCTACTTGTAGATTCTTTGTTGTTATTCCGTCTTCTGCTAAGGCTTGTCCGTTGCCTTCTACTACAGCTTTTACGTTTTGTCCTATTACGTTACCTCTTCCTTTTACGTCTGCGTTACCTAAGATTACGTTACTTTGTTGTGTTCGTGTTTTTACAACGCTATCACTACTTACAGCAACTATCGTGTCTTCTAATGGCGTTCCGTTACCGGTTTGAAATGGCACTAACTCAATCTCGCTATCTACACTTATCAACTCTACTTTGGTTAACGATGTCCCGTTAGCATCGTAGTCAATCACTTTGTTGATATTCCACCAAGAATTATCAATCCGTATTTTGTCGTTTAACCTTAATGACTGAATGTCTAACTCATTTAAATCGAAATACGCAGTAAGCATTTTACCAACGTTGATTTGATTTATAGTTCTTCGCCAATATAAGTTATAAAGATTGTTATTCGTTAGCGTAGAAGGCGCATAATAGTAATAATCACACGTTCCAAAGTTAATATCGAAAGTCGGTAGTAATGGGTTGTCGAAATGCCCTACAGCTGGATAGGTAGTTAGTCCTGTAGTGCCTATGTTTAAAGAAGGCGTGTTAGGAAACTCAACATCGTAAATATCGTAAGGCAGACAAGTCAAGTTTCCTCCGTCTAATAAAACACGAATATTTATCTTCGGTGCTGCTCCCGCAATATTAGGGACATACGCATCGAAAATAGTTCTTACTATAGGCGTAGGACTAAACACCAATTCTTTAACGTCAGTATCTCGAACATACTCATTATCGAAAGTGTATTCTATTTGTCCGTAAATCTCGTTAGTAATGTCAGTAAATATTGTATTAGGACTATCCTTGTCAGCTTTGTAAGTAAGTCTTAATTTCTTAGAAGTAACTTCAGGTAAAAATTGTAAGTTTTGTTCTCGGTCTTTTGCTAACTTATAAGTCCAATCTTTAACAGCTCCATTGTCGTAGTAGTTATCTCTATGTTCTAAGATTAGGTTGTTTGGTTGGTCTTCGTCTATTTCTACGTACAAATTATACATCTGAAATATAGACTTAACGAAGTCACTTTGCTTAATCTTTGAAGGAACATACCCTCCTACAGCTACAACTCCATTGTATAAGTTCGGAGCGTTATTAGGTAATATGTCAAGTTGTAAACTCGTAACATCTACCTCGTGGTTTACTTGAACTAAATTCCCTATCGAAGGAGCAGCAGCATCGCGCCAAAATGAAACACCCGCAGCTAAGAAACCTAATCCAACTTGAACTTCTATTGTGTCAGTAGGTAAAATATTTTGGCTTGTAGGAATGTTAACAACTTGCGAAATAGTACCGATTGTATTTAGTCCGTTTGGTAGTGGATTCGTAGCATCAAATAATACACCTGAATGTATGTATTGTCCTACTACTGTTGTTCCGTTTTTTATTAGCCTAAATCTCAAATAATAGTATCTATCTACTGATTGACCTTGATTAGAAAAAGAAAGTATTGAATAAGCATTACCACCACTTGTATTATCTAAGTTAATGTCAGCCGTGTAAGATAGCTTAAAATTATAGTATTGACCTTGCGTAGTGTCCGTGTATAATGGCGCAGTATAAACACCGGTAATAGGGTCGAAAGAACCCGCTGAATCTAACACCTCAGTCCACGAATCTATAACCTCGTAGAACGTAGGATTTTGCCCTATAGGACTTACATACGAAGTAGTCCACGTATTATTAGCAATTACCTTGTAAGAATCTACATTCGCTTGTTCAACATCGCCATTGTAAGGAATTAGTAATTTATCAAACTTAGCGTCTTGAAGTCCATTCCACGTATAAGAGAAACCAGCATTTGAGAATATCCTATCGAAATACGTCTTAGCGTAAATAGCCGGTTTAAACTCGTTTAGTCTATACGTGTTGTCATCTGAATAGGGAAGGATGTATTTATATCCGTCAGCTACTGAGTTGCTAAAAGAACTAACTACAAAGGCACTATCTAAAGTGTGGTTTAAATCTGAGAAATCTAAATCCGTTAATTCCTTGTTTGCTATCTGAGTGAAGAACTCAACTTTAGAATCTTTTATTAACAATTCGTAGTTAACTTCGTCTTCGTAGGCGTTCGTGTTTTGCTTCTTTATAACACCTGTTAATTGAATCAACGCATCTTCTAATACAGGAACTCCGTTTTGAATTACTTGACACTTTGTAATAGTGTTTATGTTAAATATCCCCGACTGAATATTTACATCGTAGTAATGTCCTAATAACGCGTGATTGTTTTTTGTACCTGGTGCTATGATAGTCTTTGAGAATGTCCCCGTTCTTTTGGATATGTCCCTTATGTCACCTATACTAAAATTTAAAGGGAACTTAACATCGTCTCTAATGTCAAGCGTTCCATTTTCTAATACGATTTTAACCATTGATTATGTCGTTATTTGATAACCTTACTACTATACTTTGCTTAATCAAGTTCTTGTTTCGTTGCTTGAACACTTCAAAACTATTTGTCATTACGTTGCAACTTATGTACTCCGTACTTTCAGGTATTCTAATAATACACCCCGTCTCATCATATCTATTGAGTAAGTCTTCCGTGATTCTATAGGTGACATTCTTAACCCACGTTTGAGGAGAAGTGAGTAACTCCTGAAAGTAAATACCTTCGCTCTCAGTCATCCAATTAGTATTTAACTCGTAATCCTTTGTTACTTGAGTATTGTAATTCACAAACCCTTGTTCGTAAGTTTTATAAGTCCACTCTCCCGAACTAACATAACCTTTTACGTCTTTGTTATACATCTCGCGAGTTATATTCCCTCTCTCGTAGTTTTTTAGTTGGAAAGCGAAAGAACTTAAACTCCCCATTCTATCCAAGAATAAGATGTGTGTTTCTGAGATTAAGATTCGTCTATCTATTACGATCCTGTATTTTACACTCTTTCGTGTTAATGTAAGACTATCAGCATACCATACGTCATAATAAGTCGTGTCACCTTTGATTAGACCAGCAGTTCCTGAATCAAGCGTAAGCGTTCCAAAATTATTACATCCCACAGCTACTCCTTTGATAGTTTCGTTACCTCCTATAGATTTATAGAATATGTCTCCGTTGCTATTCTCAAAGTAAACACGCTCGTTTACATTTGTTCCGTTATCTCGTAGATTTAACCATAGGTCTTGCCCTAATGTACAATGAAAAGACAATGGTTGGTTAGTTAGGAATAATGCACTTGTATTGTCTAATGTGTAATCCGTGTTATCGTAAAACGGAAAGTCTACCCATTTAACCGCTCCATTGAAAACATATTTATCTAAAGTAGTAGTTATGTCCCTTGTAATAGTCTTTCGATTGTCAGCATACAAAACATCTCCGTCAATAGTTGCATCCGTTACATCTGACCAAAGCGCGTCTACTACTAAATAACCTACACCTTGAGCGATAACAGTATGTAAACCCTCTAATGTTGGATTCGCTAATCCTCCGTCTGTTTGATAGATAACTACTTGGTCACCTACTACAAAAGTGTTCGATACGTTTATTCTTACGTTCCCGGAACTATTCGTTAAAGAAGACGTGTAAGAAGTCTTAGTTAGATACTCCTCACCAAACTTAACGTCGTATTTGTAGTAGCAGTTATCCGCATCGTAGAACGTAGTAATAGACGGATTAAAGTTATAGCTTACTTGGCTACTTAAAAGTTTAGATAGGTCTTGTTCTCCATAGCCATTTGTATCCGGAAGGATTCTATATTCAGCTATTTTGTTAGACGTTCCGCTTTCGTATATGTCGAAGATATACCTGAAGCCTTGATTGTTTACGTTAGTGCTATCTATTATGAATTTACACTCGTTATAAGCTGGAGTGAAATCTTGTGGTTCTGCGATTATTGATATTGCCATAACTATATTAAAAGCGTTTTTATTCGTGTTTTTAGAAGGCTATGTAGCTATCGTCTGTGTAATAGTTTTCTTTTATGTACGTAGTCGCATATCTCACAGCATCCATAGCATCGTCATATAACTTGATAGGTTCGTCAGTTATGTTGTCGCCTATCTTTTTCCACTTGTAGTTCTCGTATTCTTTTTTAATGCGTTGATCTTCCTCACAAAACACACCGAAAGACTTTACGTTATCAATACCCTTCTTTACAACTTTGTTAGCGTTTAATACGTTGAATCCCGAGTTGTTCATTTCTTGTATTATCTCAGGTCTTGAGTAGTCGGCAAGTATCTCTACGTTCTCTTCTACGTTTAGAATCTTCATTTTCTCGATTAGGTTCGTAGTAGTCAAATAAGACTCGTAAATAACCGGCTCAATAAAGATGTCGTTATCACGCCAATAGACACGCATTAATGCAGTAGGGTGATTATATCCAAAGTCTAATCCATAGACATAAGAAGTAAATTTAGCGGGTCTATGTTTAATGAAAGTCCAATTAGAATAGATGTTAGATTTACTAATGGCTTTTTCTCCGAGTGCGTAAATTTGATATAACGCTTCGTCAGTACGTTTTAAGTCTTCTATTTGACGTTTGATAGTTTCAGGTAGAAAAGGATTATCCTTGTAAGTAGATTTGATTAGTATTGATTCGTCTTTTGGTAACTCGTATAACCAACTCGAACTATCCGAAGGGTTGTAGTCGAATATTAGCTTAGTTTCGGTTCTCATATTCAACTGAGTGAAATCATCGTAGAATAGTTCGTTAGCTTCATTACACCACGCTATGTCACGTTTACGCCCTCTAATCTTTTGTTCGTCGTCTACGGAGAAGAACTCTACTATACTTCCGTTTGGAAACCTATAGATGTTCTCTGACATATTGTGATTCGTCTTTTCGTAGATGTCTAAGTCTTTTAGTATTTCTAAGAAGTCACGCATAACAGTTGCACGTAATGCCGGGAAAGTCTTTCTAATAATACTCACTACCTTGTTAGGGTTTTGTAGGCAGTAGACGATAACCATTTGACAAAGTGAGTAGGTCTTACTTGAACGCGAACCACCTTCATTAATAACAAAACGCACTCCTTTTTCTTGAAGTGCGATCCAGTTCTTTTCGAATATGATTGTACTATTTATTTCCATTTGCTACGTTATAAGCGTGTAATAGCATTTGAAGTTGTCTAACATCCATTATAACTTGTGTTCGGTTTATAGTGACGCGCTCACCTTTCTTCTTTAGAATGAACGCTTCTACTACTTGACACATCTGGTCAACTTCCCTTATTGTCACCTTTGATTATGTTTATCTTAATTTCGTTTATCTCTTTGCCGTTTGTAGTGACGTCAGAGTTTTCTTTTAAGCCGTTTAACCTTGCAACGATATTGTTGTTATACTGACCTACTATCGCTCCTTCTATTTGGTCGTTTCGTATTTCTTCCTTAATGCGCGTAACGATGGTTACGTAATCTTGAAAGTTATTCTCCAAGTTATACCAATATCGGTTTATATCTTTGTTATTTTTGTTGCAGTAGGTTTTAAAGCCGTCTATTGTTAATGGTGGTATATGGTCTTCGTATACTACTCCTTTTACTGTTGCTTTTGGAATCCGTCTTATTCTACTTTTGCAGTCTATTGAATAGTGTTCAAAAAGGTTATATAGTTCTTCGGGACTATCTATGTTTCGGGGTTTTCCTTTATTAGCCATTTTTTACGTGTTTAAAAAATTCGTCTTCTGATATTTCTTCTATGCAGAATAAGTTAGGTTGGTCACTTAGATATAATAGGTAGTGGTGTCCGTCTTTTTGTAGCTTGTCACATACATACTGACAATAGTTCTGCACGTCAACACCTGTGTCTATTAAAAAGAACCTTAAATCTTCGTTTCTCATCCTTGACCTCTATTTAGTTTTATATATCTTTTACTTGTTTTTAGCTTTGAGCTTTTTGAGTGTTGCTTAGGTCTTTTTTTTCGTGTTTTCCTAAGATGTGCCGTTACGTTAGTTTGCTTTTTCATTTCTTATCTGTTCAAGTTTACGTTGCGCCCATTCTATTCCTTCGTCACCTCCCCAAGCTAACCACATTAACCTACCACATCCCTCTCCAAGTTCTCTCTTTGAGTTTTGTCTATGTCTTTCGAAACTTGCCATCCGTGAAATCGTTTCCTCTGAAATGGGTTCGTTATTTGCTAACTGATTGGCTCTTGCTTTTCCTGAAGCCTCTCCGCAATCACCCCATCCGTTTTCTTCTGCGTATCTTAAAGCTATTTTTGCGTTCTCACTTGCTTGTTTAGGGTAATCGGTATATGTCTTTTCTGCGTAACTATCTAAAAACTTAGACATAGATGTCATTCTATCGGTAGTCCATACGCTATTACATACCGCATAACGCTGTGAAGCATCCGGAAAGACACTCGTACTTTCAGGGTCTGCCATACATCTTTCCATAAACTCTTTACGTGATTCGTCACTTTTTGGTCTTGGCATTTCTTCTTCGTGTTTTTATAGGTTTAACTTCTTCTACAGGCGTTTCTTGTTCTATGCCTACATATTTTATCGTAGCATCTTCGAAAAGATAACCAAGTCCAATAGAAACGTAATAAGAATATTTAGTAGGGTCTATAGTAGCTACTACTATTTTGCGGTTTCCTAAGATTCCGTCTTTTTGTACGATAGTTTTATCTATGTATTCTAATTTAATCCTTTTCATAATTCTCTAATTCTAATGCTAATTTAAATAAACACCACAACACTATAAATAACCCTCCAAAAACACGGAATAACTCCATATGATTAAGCATTAAAGCAAAACCACCAAAGACGGCAGTAAAAAAAGCAAGTGTTGCAAGTAAATTAGCGTGTGTCATAACTATATTGAATTTCTTTTATGCCTTGTTTTATCTCTTTGATTAAGAAATGAGCAGCAGTCATTGAGATATTGAAGTACTGACTTAGTTCCTTCTGAGTAGTTAAGCCTTTGTCGTAATATGCTTCGAAGATAATTTGCTTAATTCTATCGTTTATACTATTTCGATATATCTCTATGATAGATTTTTTTAATATGTACTGTTCTTCTAACTGAATTTTCCATTCTAAATCCGTGTTTTCGCAGTCCTGTTGTTTTCCTTCTTCGATTGCCGTTACTCTATCGTCATTGTTTGACTGACTTGTAGACCATAAAACCTGGCATTTGATTGTGTTTAGAAGGTAAGATTTTACTTTTTCCTCACAAGCAGTATCGTCGTTTATGCTTAGAACGTGTAAATAAGAGTTGTTGATAACTGTGTCCGCGTCTATATGGCTGTTCATTCTTACGAGGAAGTAGTTTGTGTATCTTCTTACCTCGTCGTAATTACATTGTATGTACTTGTCAAGAACGGCTTTCATACCAAGTCCTAAAATCAGTATACCATACTCTACGCCTTACCGATTGACAAAAACATTCCTTGTCTTTTATTCCGGTTATTCTTTCTTTTATGGTGCGTAGCTTAATTAGATTCGTCTTTGCGTATCTTTTGGTTTCGTCGAGTGCGTGAATCTCGTTTATTAATGCCGTGTCAGAGTCTGTAAACATTCCGATATTATATAAGCTGTTAATGAAACTATACAAGCGTAGAATAGATTATGCGTAGCTAATAACGTAGTCCAAAACGATACACACTTCCAGCACCCGAATGCACTATGCAAATACATCGTTAAAGGAGTAATGGGTAAACGCTCAAAAGACTTGTCAATAAGGACTTGGATAGGCTCAAATGCCGTAAACCACCAACTCAATGCTAATAAACTAATCAATTCCACGATGTAAATATAATCATATTTTTTAAATACAAAAAAAACCCACTATAAAAGTGGGCTTCTTCCGTCTTGGTAGTATTGTCTACAAACGTACTTATCTATCTTTTGTAAGGTGGATAAACTTACGTCTTTTCCTTCTAAGAATTTGTCTAAGTTGTATTGGTGGAACTTTTCACCTTTTAACTTTATTTCTTGTACTATTTGGTTTCGTGTTTTTCTACGTAGTAACTCCTGAAGTAACCTTCGTAGAGTGTAATCGTCAATGTACATAACTAAAAAGGTAAATCGTTCTTTTCTTCAGGCTTTATCCATTTACCAGTAGCTTGAATAGGTTGCTCCGCTTTTTTGTAAGGATCTGAAATCTTTACCGAAAAGTAAGTAGTTCCTTTTGCGCTTTGCTTAACCCATAACGCTATCTCTTTGTCTACGCCATCTACGTTAATAGTTCCTTTGTAATCAGGGTGTGTGTCCGCTTTTTTCTCGTTCTTGAAGATTGCTCCTCCATTTTGTTTTGTTTCCATTTTTTATTTATTTATTTGTTTTACTTTTTCTAAATATAGAACTGCGTCCATAAGTTCTTCCTGTAGGTGTTTTAGCCATTCTAAATGACTTAATTCGTTTTCTTGTAGTGTAGTTCCATATTTCTTTATTCCACGCTCTGAACGCGCTCTAAATTCGTTTATTACTGATTCCACTATTTCGTCTTTTTGCATCTTATTCTGATTTAAAGGTTAATTATTTCTTGTTTGACTTGTTGCCAGTACTCTGTAAGATAAATATCAAATTGAGTAAATCCATCATTGTTCAATATTTCATCAACTGCAATTAACGCACATTCTTTAGCATCTTCTATATGAAATCCTACTGGTGTATTCATCATATATTTTTGTACTAACTCTTCTGCTTTCTCTTTCGGTGTCATTCTATTCTGATTTAAAGGTTAATAAATTCCATTTAAAATATTTTTGTGCTTCTAAAATTGCAAATTCATAACTTGAAAAATACCAAGGTTCATTTTCAATACCCGCTACTGAAATAATATGTTTCCAATATTTTTTTCCGTACCATTTTTTTGATTCTATTTCAACTACAAATCCTTTTTTATATTTTTGAATCCTTACATTTGGATAATTTACAAAATACATTCTATTCTGATTTAAAGGTTAATAACTTCCGCAATTAAAACTGCGGATAACAGTCAGCAAGTGAAATTAAAACTTCACCTGCTTTGGTGTTATTCTGATTTAAAGGTTTCGTTGTAGTATTGTTCTGCTTCTTCATAACTATAAGAACATTGTTTACAAGCATCTATTATCTGCTCTTTCTCCATTTCTTTGGCTTGGGTAAATAAATTTTGATAATAAGGGTCATATTTATCTATGGTTGGTAGTTGTTGCATTAACCATTCTACTGCTGTCTGTTTCATATCGTATTAAATAAGTTGTTATAGTAATCTCGTGCTAACTCTATCTTTTCTTGTATTTGCCATATTACTGTTTCGTCACGCTCTACTTTAAATACTTTGATTCGTCTTTCGTTAGGAATGTGGTCGAAGTTATGCTTCTTTTGTACAAAATCACGGATGTCTAAATCTTCGTCTATCTTATGCTGTTTCCAATGTTCTCTTCTTACTTCGTCTTCTACTATCTCAAAAGGGGTGTTCATTAAGCAATAACAAAGTAACGATTCAGTTTTTCCTGTTAACCACATATAACCTTGAAGCTGGTAGTAGTAGTCTTTGTTAGGTATTTCAGTATCAAAGAAAGGGAACGTAGTAGCATCCCAAGAAGATTTAACGTCTAAAAGTATTTCATTCGTGTTTACGTCAGGAACACCGCTTATAAAGTCATTCTCAAAGCGTTCTTCGTTCTTGTAAATGAAGCCTAAATCTAAAACATCGTTAACGAAACTAATAGCTTCTTCCTCTACTTCGTTTCCTTTATCCGTATACCTTGACCAAAACTCTTTTTTAATACCGTACTTGTGTTCTAAAACAAGTTCTTGAATATAAGTTTTAGCAGTCTTTGATAGGCTCTCCCCTTTCTCGCGGGGAGTAGCCATTATCTTTCCTATTTGTGAACATCTTACTTTCATACATTTCCAAGTATTTCTATTTGCTCATTAGTTAAATCAAAGTTCAACGGTATATCAGCTAATTCATAATTACCAGCTTTAACCGCTGCAATAGCTTTCATAAGCCTATCATTGTCAATCTTTGGTTTCTTTGGTTTAATCTGTTCGCCACTTGCGTCCGTGTCTTTGTCGGTAACTAATCCTAATGCCGAAGATAATGCGTATCTACGGAAGTATGTTACACCAGAACCAAAAGACTGATAATCATTCATTCCTTTTAACGCTACTTGTGGTATCTCAACCATTGAGTCTAAGCATTCTCCACTTTCTACGTGGAATACTGTTGTACATAGGTAAGTAATACCTTCTTTAGTGTTTAGGGTTTGAGTGAATCCTAATCCGTGTTTTTGTAGTAGTGGATTAATCACTTCGAAGATTTTAGGCAAATCCGCAAATTGGTAGCCATAACCATTTGCATTTTTTAAAATTACAGGACAATCCTGCTGAAATCCTGATAAAGATTTAAATAAATTTTTCATAGGTGTTAAATTAAAATTATAAGCAAATATAAGTATTATTTTTATATTACAATCTATTTATTTGATTTTTTTTGCTTCAAGTATTGAAATTAATGCGTAGGTCTTTTCTACTCTATCGTTTTGTTCGAACTCGGTAGTCTTTGGCATTCTATTATCGGTTATCCAACTGGTTGTTATTTTAGATAAGTCAAAGACAAATATTCCGTTAGGTGTTGAATTAATGTATAATGGTCTATAATTCGTGTTTATATAAGAATTTATCATAGCGAAATACTTATCCTTCTCTAACATTAGTTCGTTATAATGTTTGTTTCTGCATTTAAGTTCTATCCGGTATTTATACCTTTCGCTTGTGCAGTCCCATCTACTAAACTTATCTTCTGAAAGTGTCAGGTCTTCAATGTAATTTTGTTTTAAGAAATCGAATAACTCACTTTCCTTCATATTCTTTACATTTCATTTTGTATATATTCATTAATTCTTGTAACTCTTCTTTTGACCATTTCTTCTCTTTACTTCCGTTGTTTTCTAACCATTCGACTCTTTCAATACCTATTTTATTAATCAATGCTTTACGATATTCAACGGCATTTCCACTCAGCATAACGTTACACTTATAACAAGACACCCATACATTGTCTTCGTGAAACCTAATTGCCGAATGACCGCCAGCACTTAAATAATGAGAAGCGTGTTTAACTCCATTGATAGGCTTTTGACAGCTTATGCAGACGTTTCCTTTATCTCGTAGTCTTATGTATTTGTTAAAGGTTATTTGTGCTAATTTAATGTAGTCCTGTATTGTTTCTAAGTTTTCTTGCATATTCTTTTTCGTCTTTTTCCACGCTTTGGATTTAGCTTCTTCTACAAAAACACGAATACACTCGTCTTTTAAGCAGTACTTTTGATTAAAGCGCACAGGTTCAAACTTCTCTTTGCAGTTACGGCATCTCATTTTATAAGGTTATATCTTTAAAATTAATTTGCTTTTTTAAGTCTATAACCTGATTTTTTAAGTCAAGGTTTATCAGTTCTAACCTAAATAAACTTTTGTTAGCTATTCGGTATTCGTTTTCTAAGTCTAAGAAAATACGATGTATCTCTTTAACGTCTTTTAAACTTTGTGACATAGAGTCTATTAAGTCTTTTCTATTAGGGTGGTTTTGTTTTATTTCGTCTAATGATAGGCTTATTTTAGCGTGTAATGCTCCTATTTGAACACTTGTTTTTAGTAGTATTAAATCTTCCATAGTTAAAAGAATAAGTTATTTTTTAATTTTAATTTTTCACTTGTTGACATTAAACCTTCCGTTTGTGGTATTCGTGTTTGAGTAGGTTGTGGTCTATTCCTGTTCGCATACACTTTGTTACCGAAGTCATCTATCATATAGTATTGGTATTTTTCAACATCCAAATATAATTTATAAACTCCATTTATTGACACTCCTTTCGGCTTACTTTTAGCAACTTTCAAATGTACTTCGTTTTTTTCTGCTCCTCTACCTTCACTATCCATTAAACCATAAGGTGGTCTCCAAGGGATTAACACACTTAAGCCTTTTCTAAACCATACTTGACCTCCGGCAAAATCTCGCGCACTTGGAATAGGAAAATAACTTATCTCATTTCCCGCTATTGTTTTAGCTGTTTGCATCGGTTGGTCTCTTACGTGATTTATTACGCAGTTATGTCTTCCTGTTTTACGTGCGTTCTTTCTTACAAATCCTAAAATTCTACTCAAGTATTTATCTTCACGCCCTAAATCTGCTACTTCGAACTTCTCAGTTAACTCATTCCAAGGGTCAATAGTAGTAGTGTGTACAGTAATATCTTCCTTTCGTTCAATCTCATCTACTAATTTGTAAAATTCGTCTATTGTTAGGTCTTCGTCTATTGGGTCAATCACAATAAAATGTTGGTTAACGAACATTTCTGCGCTTACTTGTTCACCTATTGTTAAGTCTTTGTATGGTTTACCCATATACTTATGGCAAAGTTCCGCGTATATCTCAGCACTTGAACCTGTTTCAGGAGAAAATATAACGTGATTCCAACTATGTAAACACGAAAGATTAATTAAGAACTCAAACCATAATTCGGTTTTACCTGAAGCGGGAGCAGAACCTATGTAAGTCGTACATCCTTCTTTTATTGTGTAAGGTAGTAAGCTAAAGTCCCAACCTACCGATTTACCTTTAACATCTTTTTGCTGTTTAATATCAAGTAATTCACCTGAAACTTCTTGTAGTCTTTTATACATCATTCCCAAATTTGTGGTGTTACACTATTTTTAACTTCGCTAATATACTTCAAGGTGTTTAATAAAGTTGATTTCCAATTTTCTATTTTATGGTTTTTACCTTTCGTGTTTGTACACCAATCATTCTCTATCCAACTTTCGTATTTATGTAGTAGTTCTTGTTTATTAGACATAGGCTTTTTACTTAAAGCATAAGCTAAAAACTCTTCGATAGAAGGTATATATATTTCTTTCTTGTCTTTCTTTTCTTTCTTGTTAGTGGTTGCTCGTTGGTTGCTCGTTGGTTGCTCGTCGGTTAATTCGTTGGTTGGTATTTGATACTTTGCATAGTTAACTACTTGAATTATAGTACCTTTCGAGCTTGTTTCGATGGTTATTTCGTTGGTTGATTTTAGCTTAGTAAGTGTTGTTCTTATTTGCTGTGGTGAAAGTCCTGTTTCTTGTGCTAATAAATCACGACTTGTAATTATAGAACCTTCTTTAAGTTCTATTCCCTTATAACGCTTTTCTTTGTAATTAGCTTTAATGATTAAATGTGTGAAAACACGAAAACAATTAATGTCATTGTACCATTCCCACTCTAAGATTTGTCTATGGATTCTTATCCAGCCATTGTTGTTTGTCATTTTTTACTGCCTTAAAAAAAAGCCCTGTCAGTGTTCACGAGGCAGCGTTACTAACCAACAGGGTCTTCAATAATATTTTACTTAGGACTGCCTTCCCGCACAAATATAACGATAATTACTCTACAATAGTTGCTTTGTTTAAAAAATATTCTTCGTTAAGAATCTTGTTTTTAATAATGAGTAAGTCAGTAGTGTTTTTACATTCTAAAATATCCTGTATTAACTGAGTTCCGTTGTATAAGTTTTCGTCTTTTTCTATAACATCTACACTCTTTCTTTTTGGTTCGTAGAACATCGCTTTGTATTCTCTTACGTTGTATTCGTAGAGTTCGTCTTTTATTTGTTTGTAGTCGTTATGTTTCTTGATTCCGTTAATTATAGTAGCGTGATTCTTTTTAAATATCTTACCTATCTCTACTAAGCTATATCCGTCTTTGTGTAGCATAGCATAAATAAAACTTCGCTTGTCCAAGTAACTACGGTAACGCGAATTACATATTAACCCATCTCTTTCTATCACTTGCATCACGCGTTCAATCTTGTTTTCCATACATTATTAAAATTAAAATTGTAAATAAATAATCCAGTAGTCTCATTTTATTATGATTTAAAGGTTTCGTTGTAGTATTGTTCAAATTCATTTTCGTTATCTTCTTTTAAATCTTCATTCCAATCTACGTTAAGTTCCCAATTCCAAGTATCTCGATAAGCAAATCCTTTTTTATAAGAATCTTCAATCTGCTCTTTCTCCATTTCTTTGGCTTGTTCAATAACTTCATAGATACATTTACCTTTGTTTTCTATTTGGTCATAAAACCATTCTACTGCTGTTTTCATAATTATTTTTATTTTATGTTTATTATATTATACTGTTGTATTTAAATTATACTTTAATGTCTATTTTATTGTGCGAAAAACTTGACAAATATCAGTTTATAACCTTAAATACTTTTTACAAAGTAAGCCTATAACCTTAAATACTTTTTACAAGTTCTACTTTGTGAATAATCTTTTCCCACACGTCAGCTTTTCGTTTAGCGTCTTCAGGTGAATTAGCTTGTACAATCTTATACGATAGTTCCTTCTTACTTCCGTAAGTAAACCATATCCAAACTTTATAAGTCTTCATTGCCTTGTTGAATAGGAACTTTTAAACCATAAGATAAATCAAACCAACCCCACGCTTTTATCGTATGCGCTTTCGTGTATCTAAATTGCTCTTGTGCTTCTTTTAACCACCACTCTTTGAACTCTACGTGCTTTTCGTAGCTTATTTCATTTGTGTACCAATTTTCCTCTTTTTCGTACAGGTCGGTTGGTAGGTTAGCCATTTGTAACTGCTTTTTAATAGCAGCCAAAACGAAGGCGTCATTTGTTGGATATTTTCTTTTTCTCATATCTAAAAACTTTTTGTTTAGTGTCTATGTTTATCGTGTATTCTTTAGCCTTACATACTGCTAAATACAATTCAAAGTTGAAATTGCCGTTTCTTTTCCAGTATTCAATTTGTTTAAGTAGTGTCATCATATCCAATAGTTTAAATAGTCGTTATCATAATCCTCTAAAAACACGGATGGATTCGTCTTTTGGTAGCTTACTAACTCCTCTTCTAAATAGTCTAACATAGAATCCGATAACACGAATTTAGTAATAGGTTCTACGTCACTCCAACACTCCGACTGAATAATACTACCTAACTCTACTTCGTTGCTATACGCATCTAATCCGTAATTAGCTACTACGTAAAAAGTCAATCCATCGTCTTCCCAATTAAACGTAACTACTCTTTCTTCACTTACAAAGCTGTGTTCAATATAAAAATTCTCTAACTTCATTTTCTTTGATTTAAGACGTTATTAATTAAGTAGTGATATGATTACACCAAACACTACGATAAAAGCCGTTAAAGGGGCTAAAAAGTGGCTTAAAAACGATTTATGCTCACTTGTTATCGGTAAAAAGTTTTGTAATCTCATTTTTTTACAAGTTTTAATAGTTGTTCAATAGACCAATCAAGTAACGCTTCAGGCTTTTCCATTGGTTGTAATGCTTGACCTACAGCAGTCTGTTGGTAGGCTAAGTCTTTTCTTCGTGTTTTTGTTGTTTTCATAATGTTTTTATTAATTAGTTATATGCAAATATAATACTTATTCACAAACTACAAACATTTTTAGTAAAAAATTTTAAATTATTTTTTTTAGCGCATAAAAAAAGGGGTCAATGACCCCCTAATTAACACATTATGAAAGTACAAATCTACAAAGGAAATTTAATACTATCAATATTTCTAATATAAGTATCTCCATTTTCTTGTGTTCGTGCGTAATCAATAGTTAATATTCTACCGCCAACAGGTTTCATAGGAGCGCCACGTTCTACGTGCCATCCGTATGCGCCATCCATATACTCTTCTTTGTACGTTCCGGTAATCATTGAATGTATTTGCTTATGATTAAAGTAATAACCTTTTGTAGCGTGAAAACTTATCGAATCACGGACATCGTTACGCGCTGAATTTTCGTGTATATGACCCATAGTAAACACGTCATAACCTTCGTAGGATTCCATAGCACGAGTTAAATTCAATGCTCCCTTAGTAACTAATCCACCACCACCACTTCCGTGAAAGTATTTTATTTTTGAAGTCATACGTGTATTTGCGCGGCATACTTGGTTTACAATAAACCACCCACCGTAACCACCTGTCATTACATTACTACCAGCTTTGTAGTTTAGTAAGGTAACAAACCTTTGTAAAATATCCGTTTCGTGTCTTTTTATAATAGATGTTTCGTGGTTACCATATCCGATAACTGTCATTAAATTAGCATACGGAAGGAAGAAATCTACAGCAGTTTCGACTATACTATCAAAGTATCTCGCGTTATTGTGTTCGGGTCTTATATCGTTCTTTACTTTCCGGAAGTCATAAGCGCCTTGCATTAAACAAAAAGTATCGCCATTGAACATTATAGGGATTTCATTCTTTAAACAATAGTCTAAATCGTGTTTTAGTAAGTTCCAATCGCATTTTGGATTGTCCCAATGTATATCGGAAAACATACCCATACGGAAAGACGTACCATCTACACGTAACTCGTGTATGTTCTTAGCGTGTTTTATTAAATTCATAAGTTAATTTTTGAGTCTACTCTGCGAAGTAAGTAAGATAAAGCGAAACCAACAAATATTCCGATAAATAGAAAATTTAGGTTAGGTCTTTTTTTAGACTTAGCTTCTGCTTTTGCTTCAGCTTGTTTTGTCTTTTCTTTTATTCTAATCGTGTCACGTTGAAACTTCAACTCGGTTTTTACTTGCCATTTTGTTTTAGGAACGTAAACCTTGTTGTATTTAATGATAGTATCTTTTGTCGTTATTATCTTTTCCCATCTTATTGTATCGTTTACAATATACGGAATAGAATCTATGGTAGTAATTCTAATCGTGTCCCCTGTTTCTTCACATTTGTAGCCTTTTTTAATTGCTTTGTTTAAGTGATATTCCGCACTACAGGAATACAAAAACACGAATAAAATTAAATACCTCATAAGCCTTTTAACATTTGAATTAATCTCGGACAAGGGTAAACATCCGACTTATCTACTCTAACTGAATTGTGTGTATACAATCCGTTTTCCCCTTTTAATGCTCTTTTATTTAACGACCAAATATCTTCATTATATTTTAAGTTCACTCCGTAAGTTTCACCTAAGTAAATAAGAAGTTCTCTTAATGATTCAATTTGCTTATCGCTATACTTGTGCCACGTTTTATGGTTCTTAAATGGTTTCTCTAACCAAGTAACCTCAGATTTATCTACTACACCACCTACATAATTGTAGTATTTTCCGCCTTTTTCTACTAAGTACGCCCAGTTAGTTAACTCTATACCTACGGAATACTTATCTAAGTTCTTATACGGCAATCCTTGACCTTTAAACACGCTATCTTTTACACCTAAATGCCAAGCCCAATCTCTCGAACTAAACGCTTGTGCTATCGTGCCTTCATATCCTATAACAAAAGCAGTAGCTACACGCTCTTTATTTGCTTCCCATCCTTTAATAGTAGCGATAGGGTTTTTATTACCGGCTGTATGGTGTAAATAGATTTGTTTTTTGTCCGTGTTTTCGCTAATAAACTGCGATTCAGGTAATCTTTGTTGAACTATTTTAGTAGTGTCCATTAGTTCTTGAATTTATCCGCTTCTTCTTTTGCTCTTAGAACAAAGTTTTTAAGCGATTTAAGAATGTTTTTTCCTGTTACTGATTCGTAGTTCTCATTGATAGAAACAACCTCCACAAACACGCAGAAAAACGCTGTTACTTTTGTCATTAATAAATCAATAGCTATGAAATGAGCAACTAAATCGGAAGCGATGTACTTTTCCACCAAAAACACGAACATAATCGCTAACGAGTAAAGAAAAGACTTACTAATAGTATGCGATAATCTACGTGACTTAAATGCTTTCCATCCGCCTTTTTTTACGCTTCTCCAAATACCAAACCCCGTGTCTAAAAGTATTGCTAAAATAGCCACGTAAATAAGTGGTTTAATAGGCGATAACACCGCAAGAAAAGACGAACAAATTAAAAGTAGCTTAGTCTTCATATTATCAAAATTCCTATGTTATACCCGTTTTGGTCTTCGTCTTTTAATGGCTTCATATCTGAGTCAGTATTTAATGAACTTACAAACTCCGGGAATATATTAGGATTAGCTTTAACTTGTTCTTTTAGCCATTCTCTTAAACGTCTTTCGTAGAATGCAGCCTTCTCTTCGTAGTGTTCCATCCCAAAAGCTACTTCTGCTCTACTTACACTCGTAGAATAATCTCCGTTTTGTTGCTGTAAACCTTTATTTTTTAGCTGGTAAGACAAACCAAACACCGCATCTACTGCGCTATACCACGCGATACAAGGCTTTATCTTTTCTACCAATAACTCTTCGTCAGGATTAAGCGTTTGAGCGTTATACTGTGCTAATAAATAGTTGTAAAAATAAGTACCTAAGATAGGTTGTATTCTTAAATCACTCTGTGTCTTTACGTATGGAGTAACGTCTGTTACATCTACGTTTGCAGTTATAGGAGTGTTCGTCTTTAAGTAGGTTTCAGTTATGAAGTAAATCATTATTCGGCAGTATTAGGTTGTATTCTACTAAGTGGAGTATCTCCTCCTTCAATCGGTGGCAAAGATGCTAAAGCACGAATTTCATTCTCAGTCATAGAGTTTAAAACTTTCGTAGCTACAAGTGGACTCATTGCATTTAACGCATCTTGAGTTTTACTTGCGCTTTCTTCTACCTCTACAATAGTTTCGTTTATGATTTGGAAATTATTGATTTTGTAATCAGCAGTAATTTTAGCGATATGCAACAACTCATTAAAGATATCTTCTACGATATGTCTTAACGGCATTACTACGTTTTTTTCGAATATTATGTAGGCTTGTTTGATATCAGAACCATTACCTAACGATCCGGTTGTACGAATACCCATTAAGATGGGGTCTATAGTATGTGCGAAACATATTTGTTCCGTGTTTAATTCACTCGATTCTTTAAATAATTTATCGTTGTTATTTGTCGGTAGACTTTCAATACTTGGCAACTGTTCAGGAGCATTAGCAAAAAACGCAACAGCTTTACCGGCATTTGATGCGCCTTTTAATTTGTCTATCGTTTCGCGAATCATATGCTTTTCTTCTTCGCTTTGTGGTCTTTTAGGAAACATCATAGCAAAAGACGGAAATATGGAGTTCTGAATGTTAGCTTTAGCAAAATAACTTAACTCACCACTCAAGAAAGCAAAGTTTAACGCACTTGTATATGTAGGTAATGCGTAGTAATCTTGTCCTTCAGAGTGCATTTCGTAAACAAATAGCTGTATTTTATCCGTACAAGAAGGCGAATAAGGTTTTATTGTTTCTACGTCAATACGAGAAGCCCAATCTTCACAAATATAGTAGTAGCATTTATCTCTACTCACGCGAACCTTATCCGGATAGATATTTTCAGCCTTTTTAAACTTACCTTTTTCGTCAAAATATAGCTTAAAGTAAACTCTATTATGCAAAATAAGCTGTTTAGTAACGGCTAATTCACTCTTTTTAAGTTTCATTTTACGCTCCCACGTATACAATTCTAACTTCTCCTCGTTTGTTAGCTTGTCAGTTTTGATAGTAGAACCTCCTCCAACTACTGCGTTTGCTTTATAATCAACTATTGCTCCGTGAAGCGGACTTGTAAAGTAAAGTTGCGTCAATAGCTGAGGAAAAAGGTTATCGTGACCAAAAGGAATATATCCAGATATTTGATATCTTCCGTTTACATAAGGTAACGACAAGTTTGCACCGCCTACCTTACCAAAAGGTGTGCTAAATGATTGATAACCCTCTACTACTTCGGGTTTACTTTCTTCTTTTTTAAATATGTTATACCACGCCATTAGTCGTATATTGAATTAATTACTACTCCCGCTACTACCATTCTACCTTCTTCTATTAAATTGTAATCGTTTACATTCGTGTTTTCGTCTACTATTATAGCTTCGTCACTTTCGTAAACGCTGTATGTATATTGACCTTTAACAAAGTCTACGTCTACTCCTTCTTCTAAAGTAAATAAATTGTATCTTTCCGGATAAGGTGAAGAGTCTACACCCGCCCATAAGATAGGCTCTACAGCCGTGTTAAATTCGTTCTCAAACACAAATAAATAAAAGGGACTACTATACGTAGTTACTTCAGTTAAAGTCAACACAAATGTGTTTATTTGCCCTTTTTCTAAGTAAATCATATAACTATATTATAAGTATATTCTTGTATTTGTTTAAAACAAAAAAAGCCACCCCGAAAAGAGTGGCTAATTATGGAGAGAAAACAGATTACAATAGACCCGCGATAATTGTAGGGTCAACCTCGTAAGATAAAAATTCATCTTCAGAGGTCAGAGTCAAAGAATACTTTGAACCATCCGCACGGGTAGTACCTGAACCTTCACCTACCGCAGTAACTTGCATATACGGGAAGTACCAAAACTTACCATTTGCATCACCTACGATTACAGCTAAGTATTGTTGACCAGCACCCATAACTTTAATAGCTTTTGATTTCTCTTGGTCACGTCTATGCAACATTAAGTTGATAGTTTTAGTAACGTAAGAAGAACCATTGATTAAGTCGATGTTTGCTTCTTCAGTATAAGAACCTACGTTTCTTCTAAATTCGATAGGAACGAATACATCTAAAGGGTCAGTTAAAGTGATACCATCAACAATCCAATTAGTCCCTGTTTCGTCAGTTGTAATAGATGCGATATTATCTTGTTGGTTTACGTACAACGTGTAAATTCCTCCGGAATTATTGTCGCACGATTTTGTGATTGTTTGTAATGTTGCGCAAGACATATATTTTATTTTTTAAAGTTTCAAAAAAAAGGGTGGCGATTAGTCACCACCCCTTACCTATGAAATAATGTTTATTAATCGAAACAAACGTTATAAACTACGATTTCAGATGGATTTGTATGGTAAAAACCTACTTTCAAGTTCGCTCTTGTACGGATGTACGGCTCAGCAACTGTGTCAGAAAGGTTAACAGCTTTCAATGCTTTAGCATCACCTTCAGCATCAAATGCGTAGATAAGGTTGTTTTTCAAAGTCAACACGATAGTGTTATCCGGCATACCTTCAGCAACTACCATTTGAATACCTAAGAAAGTCAATCCTAAAGGAAGAGTTACATAAGTTTGAGTGTTTCCTGAAGCAGCAGCCAATTCGTAAGCTTGAGCAACGTTAGCAGAAACATAAAATCTTAAATCTCCTTTTTTGAATTTGATTGTAGATGGAGCAGCAGCCCAAACACCTTCAAGCGTAGAAAGTACGTTAGAAGAAGTAACAGCACCTCCGTATTGACCTACTACGTCAGCGTCAGCACAAAGTTTCTTCAAGTGACCATCACACAAAGAAAGGATAGCACTTTCAGATGTAGTGTCGCCTTGCCATCTTAATAACTCAACGTCTTCACCAATTTGCTTAGACATAGTGTCCCAATAGTAAGACATAAAAGAAGCAACAGTAAAATCTCCGTTAGAACCTTTAGCCATTTGCAAAGCAAGGAAAGATTGCTCAAGGTCAAACTGACAAATTTGTGCCATAGCTGACAAAGGACATACATCGATGTCGATAGCGTTCAATGTATCAGTCGGAGCAGAGAAGTTACAAGTAGATGCTTGTAAGATGTTACCGAAAGTTACGTTAGCTAATTTAGTAGCTGACTTGATACCTGGAAGTGTACGGAAGTTGTCCGCAGTAGTATCAGTTAAATAAGCGCGAGAGTAAAACTCTTCAGGATTCGCACACAAAAGTGCGTTAGTTTCAACGTCTAAGTCGAATTTTAATTTACGATTCATTTTTATTGGTTTTTAAAAGTATTACGAAATGCTTTGAATTTATCGAATGCAGACATTTTAACCTCTTCGATAACTTCTTCTTCTTCTTCTTTTTCCATTATACGCTCTTCAACTTGGTTCTTCAAGTCTGCGATAATAGCAAGTAAAGAATTAACTTGTTCTTCAATCATAGGTTTAACCACAGCTAAGATAGCTTCAGCGTCAGTAGCCGGATCCACAGCCATAGCCTCTTCTACAACTTCTTCAGTAGGCTCTTCGGTTGTTTCTTCTTTTACTTCTTCTTCTACTACGTCTTCTGCCATAGCAACCTCTTCTTTGACTTCCTCCTCAACTTGAGTTTCAGCCATTTCTTGTTCTTTAACCTCGATAATTTCTCCGTCTTTTACTACGTAGATTTTACCTTCGATTAAATGTTCTCCGTCTGGTAACTTCATTGTATTTAATTTAATTTGATTACTTAGTTTCAGACCTAAAAAACCTTCAATAGAGAAACCTATTTGTTCGTCTTTTACTAATTTCTCGTAGTAGTCAACGTCGGTAACTTGAGCAGTCAACATCAAAGTACCTTTTGGCACTTCTATTCCGTAGCTTGTATAAGACTTGTCTTCTCGTGGTTTTTCAACTATCCAAGATTCAAGAATGTAAGCGGGAACAGTTTGCTCGGTTTCGTGTTCTAAGTTAAATAAGTTTCTATTGTTTAAGTCACGCATAAACTTCGTGTAGATTTGCTCTATTACCTCAGCGGTAAATTGCACATAATACTCTCCGCTTTCGTCATCTCTTCTATAAATTTCCATTGGAATCATAGCCGGAGCAACGATTCGGTATTTAGTAGCGTCAGCAAAAAAGAAAGACTGCGCTTGATTAAACGCCATACCTTTAACTTTAATAGCCGGTGTTGAAGTGAATGCGATTTGTTCGATTCCTAAATCTTCTCCGTCGGAGTATTCAGGGTCGATTGTGATTTTATAGATAGGTAAATCTTTACTCATTTTGTACTATATTAAAAAGTGTGTTATATTTGTTAAAAAAAATTATGATAGAAATTTTAGGAAAACAAATCCCGAATCAGTTAGACGAGTTAACTATTCAGCAATTTGAAGATATTACAGAGATACACAACGATTCGTCTTTAGATATAATCGAAAAGCATATCAAAGTATTTGAACTTTTAGGAGTAAGTGAAGACGAAATGGTAGAAGCTGACATAGACTTTGAAACATTCAAGAAATATGTACAGGAATTTAACCAAAAAACTGACGCGGATATAATCAAAGAAATAGAAATAGACGGATATACATACAAGTCACACGAGGAAGAGTTTAAGCTATCAGTAAAAGATATGAAAGTAATAGAGAAAATAATAAACTCTAAACACAAAGGTTATTTAAGCGAACTTATTGCAGTGCTATTTAAAAGAACTGACTTATCTAAAGTAGAACACTACGACAAAGCACACATCAAACACAAGGCTAAATTATTTAGAGAACAAAAAGCTGCCGTTGCAGTTCCTTATTTAGTTTACATAGGACAAAAATTCTCTAAACAAATAGAAAATGCTACTGCCGAAGTCGTGGA